ATGAAAACAGTACATTCATCACCAAGCCTGTCTCCAAGTGGAACAAAGAGACAGAAAGCTAATCTATTTACAAACGAAAATCCGGAAGCTATCGCACAGATGCGCATGCAGTCTGCACAAAAAGAGCAGCATAAGGTCATGGTTCGCCTTGATAACCGCACACATGTACTTGTTGCTCCGCAAAATGTAACTCCTGAGTATATAGAAATGCTGCGAAAAAAATATCAAATTACCTACAATGCTCCAGCTCGAGGAGGAAGGAGGTAATATAGAAGACAAAAGATTAACATACAACCAATAAGAGAGGAACAATATTATGACATTAAAGCAAGCTCAGAAACTGTACGATGATTCAGTGCAGGCAAAAATGACTCATGCCGATTATTGCATGACTCAATCGCAACTTGAATATATCGGTAGAACTATGTGGGGATTCACCCCAGACAAACAAGCAAAGGTGTTATTCACCAAAGTAGGAAAGAGGGTGTCGGTAGTTATTGCGTCACGAGAAGCATTTATTAAAGAGATAGGAAAACCTGTTATCTGCAAATGTTCGGTATGCGATATGTATTATTTAGCTTATAGAAAGTCGGTCGATGCTCACGATGAATTAAATGCCCAATGTCCAAAATGTGATTCTCTTGGTTGTGATTCAGATATTGTACATTTTGAAACAAACCGCAAATTTTGGCTAAACGAGAAGATCGTTAAAATCCTTACTCCCAATAAAGACCCTGAACGAGTGGAAGCTATGTACGATTCCGCTCCGGAAGATTTTCCTGCACAATATGAGATGTTGCTTCCCGATGGAAAGAGGTGTACAGATTGTGTGCGATGTGCCACATGTTGCAGCGTATTTGGTCAAAAAGAAAGTGCCACTATTTGCCAGTGGCATCCTTCGAGATATTCAGCGGGAGAATAACCTTCAATACAGTACAGATATGAGCAATAATAGCAGTTATGATAAAATGGAGTCTCTGTATCAAAAGTATGGAGGAATGGAGATTGAAACTACAAAATATAAGGGTGTTGTATGTGGGTTTACTTACAAAGTCAATGACGATTATTTAGAAGGATATATCATTGCTGTAATAGAAGAAAGAAATAATTGGCGAGGGATTCACTATTTGCAGCGTGGGGACGTTTATGTGACACATAAACAAAATCCTAAAGGCTACGATTATGTACTCCCCGATGAATTGGAATTAATATTGAATCAACGATAACCCTCAAAACAAATTTAGAAATGAGCAGAATACAGGAATTAGAAGCTGAAATACAGCGTATAAAAAAAGAAGAAGCTGATAAAAAGAAAGCATTGTATCAGCATTTTGTTGGTAAGTATGTGCGTAGAGCGCACACTTCGTATGAAAAGATTATCGGCATAGATCGTATTGATACAGACGAATTTGGCGACGAAGTGGTATTTGATAGTATTCATGTATATTACGATAATAGAGGAGATGAATACAATAATGATGCAAGTATCAATTTGCAAGACTGGGGGCAAGCCTATGCCGAAGAACTTGAAAAACAACTAATATCTCCTGAAACTTTCAATAAAGCACTGAATGATTGCATTGATTTAATAAGACGAAGATTAGCGTAAAACTATACAGATATGAAGAAAATATTGATAATAGAAGATTGCGTACATTGTCCGTACTTCAAAAGAATAGTCATTGATAGAAAATTGAAAGATGTCTGTTTGGGTCGCAATAAAGTTGCCTACCTTGCCAATGAAGTAGAATCTTCCATATCGAAAGATTGCCCTTTAGAAACAGCCAAAGAAGAAAGTAAATAACCCTCAAAACGATACAGTAATGAAGAAAATACTAATAATTCTCGCAGTCACCTCGCTGATAGGCTGCACTACCCCCAAAGCCTCACATACGACATTTAAGAGAGAATATAAAGAGAACCGCTTTACAAAACAGTTTCAAGAAGCGGATTCAATGTTTAATCAAAAATATTTATTAAAATGAAAACATTAGATGAAAAGGCTGCTGAATATGCAGCGAGTGTAGTATCGTGTAATAAAGAAGCAAAAGAGTGTGAGGGACTTATTCAAACAGCTTACATTCTTGGAGCAACAACGGAAGGAGAATTGTTGAGAGAAGAAACAGGAACCTTCGGGCAAGCACTTGAATCCCTCAAACGGGGGCATCTTGTTACTCGTAAAGGATGGAATGGCAAAGGTATGTTTATATTCATGCGTCCTGCTGATGAACTTCATATTGGCTTTGTAGCCAAAGATATTAAGTCTTTACCTCAAAAAGTGAAAGATTACTATTATCAGGATTGTGTTGACGAAAACGGTAATCCTATCGAACTGGAAAAGGATGACACAGTAAAATTCACAGCATACATTTGCATGAAAGCCGCTGATGGCTCTATCGTAAACGGTTGGCTTGCTTCCCAAACGGATATGCTTGCTAACGACTGGATGATATTTGAGTTTTAACATACTGCCATACGGTGGCTGAACGTCCGCCGTATGGCTCAAAACCCAAAAAGAAGAAAGGAAAACCTATGTTTAAAGATATAATTGAATTAGACAAACAAGTCGTAGACCGGATCGTAGATAAGGTCCACGAAAACAATTTAGAAATTGAGATGGAAATGGGAGTTGTAAAGGACGGTATGGTTAAAGTCCTCTTCCTCTATAAAGATCCGGAGCTTCTGCAGAGCGTGATAAACGAATCCGTTACTGAAGAGTACGATCTCCCATAAACAGTCCTCTGCCAATCCATTGTAAATGGTTTCATTTGACCCCGAATCAATGAAACAGAACTGATCATGTAACTAATCCCTTGAACTATGTATTTTAATGATGATGAGATAAGACGTATCAAAGATGCTGCCACAGGACATTTGCTTGATGTTGCACAAGACTTCCATGAACTCAAACGCTCCGGAGTGAATTACAATTGCGATTGTCCCCGGTGCAAAGCCGCAAAGAAACTCTCAATTAGTCCGGCCAAACAAATCTTTAAATGCTTTGGATGCAATGAATTGAAAGGTGGAGATTCGGTTTCTTTCTTAATGTCCGCTGAAGGAATGACTTTCAATGATGCTCTTGAATACCTTGCCAAAAAATTCAATGTCATTCTCGATCAACGTCCGGCCATCAAGAAACAGCCGGCAAAAAAGATGAAAAAAAGCAGCAAGGCTGCCAAAGGTATCGATGTCGACAGTTATTGTGCCAGGATGTTGGCTGAATCAGGTCTTACCTTTGAGGATGTCACAGCAAAGGTATATAAGACAGGAGATACACAAAGTATATTCGAACAACGTACTTTCCGTCCTGGTACCATTGATGAACGAGGAATGTTAACCACTAAGGGAGATGATGTCATCATTGAATATTATGATCTGGAAGGAATGCCGGTTGTCTTCACCCGGAAAGATAATAAAAGAAGGGACGTTGGTACTCCTCAAGAATATTATCGTATCAGATGGCAGTTTCCGGATGCCCACCTTGATAAAGAGGGTAAACCTTACAAATACAAATCCCCGCGTGGCAGCGGTACTCCGATCTATATTCCGGAGCGCATACGCAGTCTCTATAAATCAAAGACAAAGATACCCCGTCTCTATATTCAGGAAGGTGAAAAGAAAGCGGAGAAAGCATGTAAGCACGGCATTCCCTCAATCGCAGTCAGCGGTATACAGAATCTCGGTCTTTACGGTGCCCTTCCGGAAGACCTGGTGAAGATCATCTCTACCTGTGAGGTACAGGAGGTTGCTTTTATCTTTGATTCGGACTGGGACGATATCAGCTCCAATATCCGGATCAATGATCAGGTCGAAAAGCGTCCCCGCTGTTTTTTCTATGCAGCAAAAAATTTCAAAGAATATATGCGTTCTCTCAAGAACCGGAACATCTTCGTTGAAATATTCGTCGGACACATTAATAAGAACGAAGCAGGAGACAAAGGCCTTGATGATCTGCTTGCAAATTCTCTGCGTGGAAAAGAAGAAGAGCTGGCCGCCGATATCGAGTTTGCATGCAATGAAAAGAAAGGTTTGGGCAAATATATTGAGATGTTCAAGGTAACTACCTGGACAGATCATAAATTGCAAGAATTATGGGGACTCCACTCTCATGAAGTCTTTGCCGAGCGTCATGCCGACCTCCTGCGTAACCTGCCGGAGTTCCTATTCGGCCGATATCGATGGAAATTCGACGAACATGGAAAAGTAATCTTGGCACAACCTTTTGACGATGATGAAAAGTTCTGGAGAGAAGTCACTAAATATGATCGTAGCCAAAATGAACGTATTGAATACGAGTTCTGCTATGTCAACTCACAAAACTTCTTGCAAAACAGAGGATTCGGGCGTCTGCGGAGAATTGATAAGAGTTATCAGTTCATTCACCTTGAACCGCCTGTTGTTCGTGCTATCGATGCCTCTGATGCCCGTGACTACCTGTTTCAGTTTGCCAAGCATAATTGCAAGACTGAGGTAAACGAAATGTTGATTAAAGGCGTGTCTCAATATGTGGGTCCGGACAAGTTATCCCTGCTTGAGTTCATTCAGCCCAATTTCGTTAAGCCCAACCGGGAATCCCAGTATTTCTATTTTGATAAAAATTGCTGGCTGGTCACAAAAGATTCTGTAAGCGAACTCGGTTACGAGAATATCACACACCACATCTGGGAAGAGCAACGTAAAATGACACCGGCCAAATATCTGGGTAAACCGTTGGTTACTTTTAGCCGGCAAGACAACACATTTACTTACGAACTTTCAGAGGCCGGTAAGAAATCCCATTACCTCCAGTTCCTGATCAACACCAGTAACTTTACCTGGAGAAAATCTGCTGAAGAAATAGAGCCGGAAGAAGAGAATGAAAATCGTATCCATCTCCTTAGTAAACTGTGTGCAATCGGATATATGGTTATGGAAGCGAAAGACAATAATGTGGCCAGAGCTGTCATCGGCATGGATGGCAAGCAATCTGAAGTAGGAGAAAGTAACGGCCGTTCCGGGAAATCACTTGTAGGGGAATTGATGCGTAATATCATTCCTACAGCCTATATTCCCGGAAAACGCTCTGATCTTTTTAATGATCAATTTGTATGGAATGACATTCAGGAAAACACTAAACTCGTTTTTATTGACGACGTGTTACAAAACTTCAACTTTGAATTTCTGTTCCCCAACATTACCGGGGATTGGTCAGTAAATTATAAAGGAGGTAGAAGGATCACTTTACCATTTGCGCGATCACCCAAAATGTATATTGCCACCAACCATGCCATCCGTGGCAGTGGTTCAAGTTACACGGATCGCCAGTGGCTACTTGCATTCTCCGATTTCTATAACGATACCCATAAGCCGGTTGACGACTTCGGGGTTCTCTTCTTCTCGGAGTGGGATTTTGAACAATGGAATCTTACCTGGAACCTGTTGGCCAATTGCGTCCAATTGTATTTGACTTATGGCGTTGTCCAGGCTCCCGGCGAAAGGTTAGAGCAAAGAAAGCTGCGTCAGGAAATGGGTGAAACCCTAATCTCCTGGGCTGATGAATACTTCTCCGGAGAAGAGCATCTCAATGTCCGTTTACCCCGGAAAGATTTATATGACGCATTTTGCCAATACGACAATCAGCAACGAAAGTTTGTATCACCAACCGCATTTAAGAAGAAATTTATAATGTATTGTTCTTGGAAAGGTTATGTATTCAATCCTCACAAATATGACAGTATAACCGGGAAACCTTTTCAAGTCGATAAGGACGGGAAGGCGGTTGTAGATGATAAATCCGGAGGTGTAGAGTACTTTACGGTAGGAACCGGAGCCCAACCTATCCCGAAAGAAGATAATAGCCGGTTACCACAACCGACAGGTAAACTCGTTTTCTAACTTAAACATAAAAACAATGAGTGTAAACAAATGTATTTTTATCGGCAACATGGGACGTGATGCCGAGGTCCGTACCACTGAAACCGGCATCAAAGTAGCCCAATTTTCTATTGCATGTACAGAGCGTGCTTATACAAACAAAGCCGGTCAAACGATTCCGGAGAGAACCGAATGGATACCCGTCGTAGCCTGGAGGGGATTGGCGGAAACCATTGAGAAGTACACCCACAAAGGAAGCAAACTGTATATTGAAGGCAGATTCACAACCCGGAAGTATGAAACAAATGACGGCCAGAAACGAACCGTTTCTGAAATCGTAGCCGAAAGTATTGAAATGCTCGATCCCAAGCGGGATGCTCCCCCACTCCCTCCGGAACCCGAGCAGAAATTGAGTTATAATCCATAAAATGACATACCATGAACCTATCTTCTTTTAAACTGACCAATATTAACGAATTGATATCCGTATACAAAGAGAATCCGGAGCGCTTTAATCGCTTTTATAACGCAGTGTACCTGCTGCTGGATAGCATTCCGGAATGCGGAAGTATTCGTGTAATGGATCACTGTGAGGCGTCCTCCTATGACTTGTTTATAAAGTGTGCATGTTGGATTATTCAGGAAGAGACGGAACAGAAAGAGTTGACGGATGCATTACTTGAGTTTTCGGATGATTATACAATTATTCGCCGGTGCGCGAAGTTCGTAAAATCCAAATCCTGGGTTCATTTCTACTCACGACGATAGGAGTATATTATCCCAATTTATTACCCTATAAAGATACGTCTTTTATTTGATATACACAACATTATAATGATAAAAAAAGAGAATAAAATATTCGTAGTCATATCTCCTGATCCCGTCGAGCGTGAGCAGTTGATCGCACGCCTGGCCGTTCGTTTAGGTTTTGCCAAGATTCCGTCCGATGCACTCAAGATCATAAGCAAGGACATTTATTCCTTTGACCTCGCAACTGCATATTTTGTGCTTTGCAGTAACTATCATTTCCGGGGTTCTATCGTCACAACACAACGGCTGTATGAGCTTGCAGCAAGAGGTATATGTGTTTGTGTAGGTGTGAAGTCACTGCCCCGTGAGTACGAGTTGGTATCTCAGGTGTTTTATCCGAATGATTTGCGATAGCACAAGTCGGAACATTTATCCGGCCGCGGTACGCATCAGCGTATCGCGGCTTTGTTTTTTCGGTCGTTCCCCCTTTACCCCCTTTTGCTTAGAAGAACGTTTTGAACAACTGTGCCTGAGACGAAGTAAAGCCGGCAACGAGGTGTCTATATATTATTTTTATTTTTTCTTTCTTCTGTAAAAGAGACTACCTTAAAAATATAGAATATTTTTGTGCTTTCGTGCAGAAAGGTGCAATTCGGTATTTATTACACTATAAATCAAATAATTAAACAGAGCACAAATTTCGTACAAAAACGTACGCCTCGTACTAAATTGCACAAAATTGTATTTTGTACGCACAATGAACCAATCGTACAAAAACGTACCATGTTTCGTGCAGACATAAACCAATTATAATCAACACATTATATGATAATACTGCACGATTTACACAGTTGCACAAAAAAGGAGTACCGTTTTTGCAAGGGGGATTAGTTTGTTCCGGAAAGTCTTGTTTATGTCCGCAAAACTTTGTATATTAGCGTAAACCATTCTATGACCTAAATGATAACTACCAAAATCGAAGTTCCTCCGCATCTATGTGAGTATATCCGCGGCAAATACTGTCACCTGACCTCTGATCCGGTCCGTTTTCCTGATAACCTGGATATCTATCACGTAATATTCGACCTTCTCCAGAAGAGACCGTCGGAAGCTCCGGTTGATCGTGGTAATTTAGAAATCTGTCTGCCTGAACGAAGTATAGGCAAATCGCCAGTGACCTACAACTATTTAGGACTTCGCTCCCAGGTGATCATTTCCCGGAAAATAGAATTGATGATGTGGGCGGAGTTGCATGAATACCTGGACGAACAGAAGCACCGGTACGGAATCAAATACATTGATGGAGTGCAATTCTTCATGCGCAGATATGGAATTGATTCTCTTACGGAAGAAGCTTTTCTCAAACACTACCAGCGTTGGAGGGCAAAAGTGAGGAGAAAAGAAAAAAGGAGCTATAAAAAGCGAGAATAATTCATCGAGTAAGCGTAGTTAAATGTCCTTTTTTTGAGTGAAAAATGTTCGAAAAGAGAGAATCACAGATAGCATATTGTAAATCAACAGAATATGAATACAAACAATATCGGAGGAGTCATTCAGGCAGATTTCCTGTTCACGGATGAAATAAGTTTATTTTCAGTCATCAATCACTCAGCCGTTATCAGCCTTCACCGGCCCAATACCTGGAGAAACCTGCCTATCACCTATATGGGAGTTTCTCCAGATGTGGAAGCGGACGACACTCAAGCCGGTACGCTATATAAACAGACCCTTACCATCCGCCTGAAACGCACAGGACTGACAGATTCAGAACTTCACATCCTGCGGACTATCAATGTACGTGGTTGCGTAGTAAGATGCAAGGATGCGAATGGCAATATCCGATTATATGGAAGCAAAGAGTACCCGCTTCTGGGAACCGTGATAGAGAAAACAGGAACCAAAGCCTCCGACCTCTCCGGAATTGAAGCCACTTTTTCCGGAAAAGGCGCCTATCCTCCACTACCTGTTACAGAGTTATAACCGTCCTTCGGCATCATTATATATAGCCGTATCATTGCAACAAAATAAGTGCAATGAGCCAAAAACGCATCATCTTATCAGATTCATCACTCAACCGGTACGGCTACCGGGTTCTTACTGCTGGACTTCTTCTTGAAGCTTTCATTGACAACCCGGTGATGCTGTATGGGCATTTCCGTGATGAAGGATCACCCCTATGGTGTGATTACAAAGCAATCGGATATTGGGACGATATCAAGATAGAGGACGACGTGCTTTCTGCTATTCCTGTTTTCGACAAGGTAGACGATTTATCGAAGACCATTGCCGCAAAATACGAAGCAGGGACCTTACGGGCCGCAAGTATTGGTATACGTATCCTGGCCACATCCTCCGAAAAAGAATATCTGCTTCCGGGACAAACACGCGAAACTGTTACCAAAGCAGAAGTCATGGAGGCTTCCATCGTGGATATCCCGGCCAACTCCCATGCCGTGCGCTTATACGACCGTTCCTCCTCCGTTTTACTGGCAGCGGGTATGGACACGAATATTGTGCCAGCATTAACAATCCCAAAAGAAAAGGCAATGAATTACAAACCATCATGGACCGGCTTCCTCTCTTTCCTGGGAATTTCAAAAGATAAAGCGGAAACCACCGAACTGTCTGCTGAAAACCTGGACTCTATCCATGCTGAAATGGAACGATTAAAGACAGAGAACGCTACTCTTGTACAGGCTAAGACCGATATTGAAGAGAAACTTAACTCTGCCAACGCGAAGATTACAGAGTTGAACGGTTCTACATCCGGCAAGGATAACGAGATTAGTACTCTCAAGAACTCTATCACTGAGAAGGATTCTAAAATCACCCAACTTGAAGAGCAAGTGAAGAATCTGAAGAACGGTCCTACACCGGGGCATGCCGGTCTGACTCCTGAACAAGAGCCTGAAGGTAGCGGAACCCAGGAAAAGTTATCTGCTTTTTGTGACCAGAACGCAGGAAACTATCAAGCCATCACCGAGAAATTAAAAGCTGAGGGCCTGTATTAATAACCTAAACTTTAACTATTAAAAAGTCTATTCAAATGGCTGCAAATAAACTAATTGATGTCTCTAAACTGAACGAAGCACTGGTCATTTATGACCAGGCACTTCGTGCGCTGCCGTTTGCCACCCTCACCGAAGTGGCAAACCTACTGAAGCTGAATGTTATGGACCTGCAAGGCAAACACGCACGTATCAACGAGCGTCGTCGTGCCGGTGGTACGCAATCGTATAAAATCGGAAAGAACTTCGGACTGGTCGATAAACTCTTAGGTTACGAACCCTCAGTCATCGAGCCGAAAGATGTTGTCTGCATCACCAAAGAAAACTCCCAGAAGTACGATGATAACGAACTGCTGATCATCGGTGGCACTCCGGTAAGCAACACTACAAAAAAACATCCGATGGAAACCAAGGTTGCATTTACCCTGGTACGTTCGCATCTGGAAGATATCGTATATAGCCTGTTCTCTGCCGAACGGGATGAAGATTCCAACTCACCCGGCGGGGCTTTCGATGGTATTTATACCAAGATGGACATGCTGATCACTCGTGGCGATGTAAATGCGGCCCGTGGTAATTTCGCTATTTCCGGAGAGTTTGCCGCGCCAACGTCAGATACAGATTATACAGCTTACGAGAATCTGGTGGAATGGATCGGAGGGGCAAACACCTACCTTCGTTCTTCAATAGGCGGTGTACCACAGCTTTTGTGTGCTGAAACCGTTTTGAAAGCTGCCCGTTCAGCATTACGTAATAAGTTACGCATGCAGGAATATCCTTCCATGCAACGCATGCTTGAACTCTTGCGGGAAGACGCCATGTGTCCGAACCTGATTGTCTCCTCCCACGAAGCTTTAGGCCAAGGTTCCAGGCTGACCCTTCAGAAAGTTGGTAACATAGACGTGGCGTTCAATACTCAAGCGGCTTCTAAATTCTGCCAGATACGTGATATTTACGAGGACCCGAACGAATGGCAGTTCTGGTTGCAGGCAGGATACGATACACGTATCAATGACTGGCATGAGAAAGTCTTCCGCTGTAACGAGCAGAAGAACGAATCTCTCGACCTGGCCGGCGACTATTGTAAAACCGGTGGAGTGCAGGTAGCCATCACCGGCACCGACAAAGGCCAATGGAGTATCCAGGGAAAAGTTGCCAAACGCGGTAACGGCCAATGCATCATTGGACTTCCTCCGGGAAAATACACCATCGAGTTCACTGATGCCAATGGCAAGACCAAACCGGCAAATACACAGGTTACAGTTGTTGCCGGTGAAGTAGCCACCGCTACCGGAGCCTATACTTAACTAATCCGGGGGAAGGGACTCTTACCTTCCCCTACATAAACTAAACAATTACCTGATTATGAAACGATTTATTCTTTGCATTTCATGCCTGCTTATCTGCTGCCTGTTCTTGCTTCCGGAAGTACAAGCGGCCATTCCGGATACCGGAAACTGGATCAGCCATCATCTTCTGACATCAGACGGTTTAACCGTTCTGGCTGCCGGCCCGGCATTTGCCCCGTTAAAATGGAATATCGGGCAAAACAACATGGGAGGTTATAAAGGACGGCTGCTCTTTATTCCGTATGACGCTCCTTCAACCGTACCAATGATTCCGGCAAAGCCTACTACGAATGAGGACCTGATTACCGCTTCAGGATCATTCACTTTTCCAAGCGGCGGAACCTATACTCAGCCGATTTACTTGTATTCCACAAAAGGGAAAGTAGGTTATAAAGCGGAAATTCAAGGCGAAACGGACGGAAAATCTTTTAAGCAGACTTTAGAGTTTTTCTTTCCCGGCAATACTCCGGGAATGCATGCTTTCAGTACACTTGTCAAGAACACTCCGGGGTACTTCGTCTTCGAAGATTCCGACGGCCAACAATTCCTGATGGGTAAACCGGGCATGTATGCCGATGTATCACCCTCCTTTGATGGTGGTAAGCTCGCCGCCGATCAGCGGGGAACTGCCTATACAGCCACTTGTGACGCAAATGAATCGGCTGTTGTTTTAGGGACACCAATCGACATGGAAGTCATTGCAGGCCTAAAACCGGCTCCAAGTCCCGGAGGTTAACATAATACATATATTTTATGACAAGAAACGAACAGTTAGAAAAATGGTTGTCAAACCGTCAGCGTAGGTACGCTGACGGTATGGAACTCTTTAACGCTTTAGCAAAGGCAAACACCAAGAGCAGCTATGGGAACTATCTTTCCCAGGCACCGGAGAATCCTCACATTTTCGATCCCCACTTTACACAATTAGTCAATATACTGACTAAAATAGCCAGGGAAATAAAAGATGCTCCTTCTGTTTACCCGGCTGCATTCGAAGAGATCCTGATCGTTCAAACACTGAATGACGAACAACGGACTCAAGAAACCGATATCCGGACAGAGGCAATCGACCGACTCCAAGAGGAGATCGACGGACTGCATAACCGTATCAGCGAACTTGAGAGTGACACGGAAAATCATGCTGACGAACTCTCAGCTTTAAATGAAGAGTTCGAGGAGAAAATGAAAGAGCTCTCCGCTATCCGGGGCGAACTGGATGCCTTGAACACTCCGGGCGTCAAGATCGTAACAGAAGAATCCCTCACTCCTGCCTTACGTAAAGCATACGCCCGTATCAAAGAGATCGCTCCCCTGTACGCCAGTCTCCATAATGATATTGCGAATCCGGATATCCCGGCAGAGGAACGTCACCCCCTCGCAGAAGAACTCTGCAAGCTGGACGACGAACGTCGCAAACTTTGGAAACAGATTGACGATTACGCAGAAGGCAAACAGGCAACCTTAGAGCTTGATGCTAAACGTCCTGAGTATAGTGAAAATGCAGTGGTCAGAGGCTTCGAAATAGCCCGTCAGATCAAACGTCTGAAGCAGAACATTACGAACAGCAAAACAGCCGCAGAAAGGGCCGGAAAAGAGGGAAAACAGGCTGTTCTACAGAACGCACTCGACCGGATTGCCAAATACGAAACTGAATTAGCCGCTTTAACGGCAGAATTATCGGCAGAACAAGGTGAAAAGGTTTCAGGATAACTTTCCTTTGGCTTTGTGTCCCGGTTCTATCGAACCGTTCATGCACAAAGGAGACTGGGCAATACATGAAGTGTTGCCCTCTCTTTTATCTGAAATCGGACCGGCGGATATAAGGATCGCTACATTCAGTATCTCAGAGGACAGTTTACGCCCTCTCTTCTTCCTGGCCGATGATAAAAAAATTACAGGTCTGACCCTCCTGCTCGATACGACGGTAAAACGGCACAAGCTTGACTTGTTACTGTTTGCCTCCAACATCACACCACGCATACGGATTGACTCCTGTCATGCAAAAGTGTTATTGGTGGAAAATGACAAATATCAGTTCGGTATTGCCGGTTCCGCGAACCTAAACCAGAATCACCGCTGGGAAAATGGATTCTATTTCACTTCCGGAAAGCATTTCAATTACTTCTTGGAAATGTTCGAGCAGGCATATAATCAAGCAATCAGTTACGAAATATTAGAATAGAAATGGAGTTATCAGATGAAACCTTGCAACAAATCAGAGAGATGGCCGCAGCTCTGCTGCCTCCGGCAGAAATCGCCATTCTAATTTCGCTGCCTGCCGGTGAACGCAGCTACTTCTGTGATATTTGCAGAAATCATCATCATTCTCCTATCTACGAAGCATACCATCAGGGACGCCTGCAAACAAAATTCGAACTCCGAAAAACTGTGATCAAGTTAGCCAAGGCCGGAAGTCCGGCGGCCGAGCCACTTGCTGATAAATACATGAAAGAACAAATCATCAACGACTAAATTATGCCAAAAAAAGACACAACCTACGACCGCATCGAACGCTCCCTGTTCAAAGATCGGGGTGAATCCGCTCTCCAGTTATCACCAAAGGAGATGGAAATTAAGAATCGGATGATGCTTTGTGTTAGTAAGAAAATGGAAAGCCCATTAATTGAAGACCAGGAGCTCGTTACTTTTCTCATGCACGGATGTGGAGGGCAAGCGGAACCTGTTTCCCAATCACAGGCCTATCGCGATATCGGTATGATCAACCGGTTGGTCGGTAACATCCAGTTGGCGGCCAAATCTTGGTATCGCTACATGATCGTAGAAGGAGGAAAGAAGGCATTTCAACTCGCTATCGACAACGGAGATGCTAAAGGAGCTGCCGCCGCTCTCGACAAGATAGGTAAATACACCCGTTCCGACAAAGACGATGACGCATTCGACTTCAGTCAGCTTATTCCCCCATCTTTTGAACCTTCTGACGATGTGACGACACTTGAGGGTATTGAAGTGATAGACAATCTGGAGCAACGCCGCCAGGAACTCCGCAGCTTGTGCAAAGATATGTTGACCAAACAGGCGACAGATATTCAAACCATTGAAGAGGAGGATATTGAGGAATGACAGCCCAAGCCTCTCCCATACCATCGGCGTACGAACTCCGGATGAAACAGGCCAATGTGATACGGAAGTTCTTCAACAAAATGCAACGCCAGGCAATGGCTATTGCCGCACATGACGAATATATCGTTGCATCGCGTGGTACCGGTAAGTCAGAAGGTATCGACGCCCGCTTCATTCTCAGAAACGTCTGGGAAATGCCCGGTTCATTGGGTGGAATGATCTCTCCCAGCTATGCTAAAGCCTGGGGGAATACCCTTCCGGCTATCTGTAAAGCACTCGCCGAATGGGGATACATTCAAAATATCCATTATGTCGTTGGCCATAAAGCACCACCTTCCATGGGCTTTGCCAAGCCTGTTCGTCCGGTACTCGGAGACGGATGGAGTAATGCTTTCCATTTCTGGAATGGCACGGTCATGGTCATTCTTTCCTTTAATCAAGGGATGTCCGCAAACTCCATGTCGCTTGACTGGGTGATAGGTCCGGAGGCAAAGTTCCTTTCCTATGACAAGATAAAGAACGAGGTCAATCCGGCCAACCGGGGAAACCGGCAATATTTCGGGCACTGTCCTCACCATCACAGCGTATGTTACTCAACGGACATGCCCGGATCATCCATGGGACGTTGGATTCTCGACAAACAGGAAGAGATGCAGCCCCCACATATCCAACTCATTCGCAACCTGTATAAAGAACTTCAGGATTACAAACGTAAACCGCTGACCGAACACACCATGCGGATGATCCGGGAACTTCAACGTGATCTTGACATAGCCCGGAAGTTTCAGCCTGCACTCAAACCGAATGATAAGAAAAAACGGGAATACACTGTATTTTATGGTGAATATGATGTCTTTGATAACCTTGAGGTCCTGGGAGAAGACTTCATTTGGCAGATGCAGCGTGATTCTCCCCCGTTGGTATGGCGTACCGCCTTCCTGAACGAACGGCTGATGAAAGTTCCCAACGGCTTTTATAGTGCCCTGGACGACCGCATACATTTCTATCAGCCGGCTGATAACGGAAGGCTGAAGAATCTTGGAAGTAATTGGAAGCAACTGAGTTCCTGCGGCTGCCTGGGAGACGGTGACCTTGATTTTGACAAAGAACTGCATATTGCATTCGACTCCAATGCGTCAATCTCGACAGCGGTAGTGGCACAATTGGACGGGAATACGATGAAAATCATCAAATCGTTCTATGTCAAAACCCCATCCAAACTCGGAGACCTGGTACAACAGATAGCTGACTATTACCGTCCCAAGCTCAATCACGATGTAGTCGTCTACTATGATCATACTTTTACCTGGGAGTCGGGCTCCACAACAGAAACCTATGCGGATATCATTGAGCGTGTATTCAAAGAGAACCGGTACACTCCTGCAATGGTATATGTCGGGCAAGCACCCAAACATGAATGGAAACACCTCAATATCGATCTCGCATTGAAAGGTGATCCGCAATTCCTGTGGATTCGTTTCAATCTCTATCAAAACGAGTTCCTCAAGATCGCCATGGAGCAAACCGGTATTAAGCAAGGTAAAAACGGTTTTGAGAAGGACAAAGCTCCGGAAGGTACTGACGATACTCCGGACAATCCGGATCAATACAAAACCCATGTTACGGATGCCTTCGACACATTATGGCTCGGCATGAATTTCTACTTCACACGTCCGGGAACCGGCACCGGAGGAATATTTTTCCTCAATCGGAAATAAAATACCGCTTTTCGTAATTGCTAAAATTACGTCAAACAACCGCCATTTCAGGCGTTTAAAATCCCGCCCCCTCTGCCCAAAGAGCAATCGGCGGACTCCGCTTCACCCCGGCGCAGCCGGGCGACGCAAAAGCATTCTCCCCCCTCTCTCAAGGTCTGTCAGAGTGCTTTTACTGCCCGCTGTGCCACTTTTTCAATCATTCCAGCACATTACCCGTCTTAAATAAAACAATCTTATTTTTGCTGATTTCTACCTTTACTTTATCTCCTAACTGGAAACCGTATTTTTTTAAATACTCTCCTTTCAAATTAAACCCGATTGTTCCTTTACCATTTTGCGGAAGTCTGACACATTGCAAAACTTTCTCCATATTACTAACATTTAGGGGTATAACGTACAAAATTGGCGGGAATCATGTTCTTTACCGGCTGTATGATCCCTGTCACCGGTAAAGGCTTTAAATCATCCGCACATGCAGGCGGTTGGTTTATTATTCCGGCTTCCACTTCATAAACGGTCGGTATCTTGGTTACACTATCAACGATAATCAACCAACGATGCCAACATTGATCCGTCAAGGCATTCATGTGTAATACTTCTCCGTTTAAGCTGTTCAGACACAAATTAATGATAGTCATGAGACAGCAGGTATATGAGATATCAATCCCGACAAAAGTCAATGCTCTATCCTTTTGGGCTGCTGATAAAAGGAGTCTTCCGCTACCGCATGCAGGGTCTAATACCCTCCGATCTCCCTGTTTAGGCTGATCATTTACTTTAGGAGCTGTAATCAATTGGTTCATTAATTCACATACCCCAAACGGTGTAAAAAACTGCCCGTTTTGGGCGTTGCTTAAAAACTCTTGAAAATAGTCTCCGAACGGGTCTACCAGTGGTTGCCTGTCCATCTGCATAACAAGTGCGGCAAAAGCCTGTGAAAACAAATCCAGTTCTGTTTTGTCATAGGGCTTTATCGTTTTGAAATAAAGTTCTTCCTTACGTCCCATTGAGAGGCAACAAACGACTATTTGCAGAAAGTCATTAAATACCTTTTCCCGTCCGTGTTTTGGGGATAGCTTTTCCAAATACTCCCCATAAGTAGTTAAATCACTGTTTTTCATATACCTGCAAATTTGAGAATACAAAACAAATCGGATAGAAATTCATTGGGTCATTATCTTCTCCCTGTGCTTCTTCTACTTGGGTCGTCTCTACTTTCTTAGGTGCACCCCAAAGGCATAAAGCATGGGAACCTTTTTTAATACTCCTGCCCTCCTTATTCCACTGTTTCAGCGTTTTAAGTTCGGTGTGCCCAGACTGTGCGTATATCGCTTTCAGTCCATCGTTTACCGTAGGAATAGCAGCCTCTTTCACCAAAATTTGAAGCGGCTTTGATAAACCTTTTAATATTGTGCGTTTTTCTTGAATTGTTTTTGCAGAATCAAAAATATTTTCCATCTTTGCAGTACGTTAAAAATTAAACTTCGGTTTGATTTTGTTCCCCCTTCATCGGTGCAACGATGTAGGGGGATTTTGTTTTAATTTAGCCGTTCCAATTCTGAACGAATTTCTTCTTCGGTTTTCGCCAAGTGATTATTTAAATCTAACATCCAATCAGATAACAACTTACCAATTGCAACGGGATTACTTGTAGAAATGGAAAGCCCTTTTGCGTCTACCAAAGTAAGTTGGGCATTATTTTTATCATGTGAGATAGTAAAGCTTTCAAGCTGTTTCCGCTTTTCTCTCACTTCTTGATATTTCTGACGGAGCAGATAAACACGCTCCGCCTTATCGGTCAGTTCATCAATACTTAGACGCTTATTGGGTGCGGCTACTACGGAAGAACTCTCTTTCTTGGAAGTTTGAACGGGAGTTTCAACTTTGGCCGAAACCTGTTCTTTCGTTTCTTCTTTCTCGGTTGGAAGGGATGGCAGCACAATTAGAGGGGCTGTTTCATTCTTCTTATTAGCTACATTACTTAACACTACGGCTTTAGCCTCTGCGCTTTTTGCGCTCGATACATTTTTCATTTTGTTTTACGTTAAAAATTAAACATTTAAGTGATAGGAGTGCAACCCTATCCCCTTTTGATTACATTACAAATATAACACTTTTTTTTCACATACAAAAACGCAAACACCTGTAAAACAACACATTAAATACATACCACAAATAAATATTACACATCACACACAGACGTTTGCTCTCTTGTCTTAAAATTATTTTTCCGACATCCGAATCATTTTTTCAAAAATCAAACCGCATTGGGCCAACAAAGAGATACTTTTGGGGAGAAAAGGCGTAAACCTATAATTTATGTTAACGCAATTTTAAATCTCAGAAGATTCCCACTGCAAAAAAAATAAAATACTGATTCACAAAGAAAAAAGGGTCTTAAAGGGGAAAAATTTCCCCTTTATCCGTCGGAAGACCACGCACCGCCCTCGGAAAAAGTTTCGCCTCAAACTTTTTTTTCTCTCTTATATGCTGCCCCCTCCTCAAAAATCATCGCACATGCGATACCGCTCCGGCACATTGTGCCGTTTTTCTGTCCTTTACGTAAGCGCTTGTACACAATACATTTGCAATAAAAAAGCGATGAATGAGATTCTAAATTATATCATGGTCTTTCTCTTCGGCGGCGGTTTAGTCGGAACCGCCACAGCATTTGTCACTATCAAATACACCAAGAAACGTGCAGAAGCTGACGCAATGAAAGCGATGCAGGATGTCTACCAGGAAATGATCACCGATCAAAGAAGTTACATCAACTCACTCAAACAGGATAAAGAAGATAGTGAGGCACGCTGGGAAAATAAAGTTGAAACATTATCCAAACGTATTGAGACTATGGATTTGAAAATCAACGAAAACAATCGTTTGATAACAGAGCTAAAAACCATGAAATGTACCGATTTAATTTGCCAAAACCGTAAACAATGAAACATCATGTACACCTTATCATTTATTTTGCTTGCATTTCAGTTGGTATACTGCTGTGTGCTTGTCGTTCTTCTTCTCTACATTCTAATCAATTCAAAGAGAATGGAACTTTTCAGCATAATTACAATGAACTCAATACCGGTACCGGAACCATTGCCTCACAAGTCAAAACCACTAAAGACGAACACGGTTCATCCTGGAAGATCACGTACCATTTTGACACGACACAAACACCCGATCCCACAACAGGCCTACCCCCGCTATCGGGTATCGAGATTGAAGGGAGCGAAAAACAGAGTAAAACCGCGCAGGAAAGTAATGACACTGTACACTCTTCGAACAGCTCTTCAAAGAGAGAGGTATCCGGTCAAACCATACAAAGGGAATCCGGGACAGAGACCAGGAAAGATAGCAAAGTAGCAACCGGTACGGATGATGGCATAAGAAACGGCCTCAGTATCGGGATACCTTTACTTTTTATCATCATAGCACTATCGTATTATGCCAAGCGACAGAATACATCAAAGTAAAGTCTGGGAACTTATGGAGCAACGGAAAGAGGGTAAACCCATTGAGTTCTCCATTGAATTCTGCAAAAAAAGTACCGGTGAACTCATTACCTACGAGCGTGCGGTACTTAGTTCATTTCATAGTAGCGGAAGCACTGTCAACATACTTCAAATAGGTGAGTATGCTCCCAAGAAAATCCGGAGATGTCTGATTACACGATTTAATAACATCAAAGTTTATTTCTAATGAAGAAGAAACAACCTGAGCCCCAATTATTTCAAAAAGGATATGAAACTTATGCAGTCACCAAAGGCGGAAAAGGAATCATAAAGTTCAGTGATAATAGCGATATCACAACTGACCGGGAGACCTCTACCGTTGAAGTAGTCCCCAAAGGGAAAGCGGCTCCAATTAAGTTTGTTCCCAGAGGGCGGAACAACAACATGATGTATGACATTATGAAGAAGATCGGGGCAAACGTAACTGTCGGCAGCAATGTGGAATTTAAAAACAAGGTAGTATATGGAGATAGTGTCCTCGTATATCGTAAATACCGGGATAAGGAAACCCGAAAAATCATCAAAGAAGAAGTCTTGCCCGAAGAATACCCGGATATATTCGATTTTATAGAAAACAATGACATACCATTTATCCGGATGGAGATAGCGAATGATTTAGTGATCTTCTACGATGCATACGTCGAATATATTTTTAATCAGGACACTCAGCCCAGACTGGTACAAGTAAAGGCAAAGGAAGCAACCTGTTCACGTATTAGCGTAATCGATGAGAGGACCGGCAAGAGTGAATATCATGGTTACTCAGCCAAATGGCATGAAGGTATGCCGGATGATGTAATTGCGACGCCACTACTGGACCGCCAGGCACCTTTGCGGGATTTAAAGACACGAATGGGTTTGCTTCCCAATGAAAAGGGAACAAAAGAGATCGTCAAAGACCGCCGCTTCATCCATAACATTCGCATAGCGACTCCCGGACGATTCTATTACAGTAAACCATATTGGTGGAGTGTATTCGTTTCCGGATGGTACGACTTTGGGAATGCCATTCCTATCTTTAAGAAGGCTTTGATCAAGAATCAAATGGCATTGCGCTACATCGTCTACATCAAAGAGGATTTCTGGGGAAAATTATATGCGGATGAAAAGATTACGAACGAAGCAGACCAGGCTGTACGGCGGGAGACCTTCCTTCAGGACATGAATGACTTTCTTGCCGGAGAAGAGAATGCAGGTAAAGGCTTCGTATCCCATTTTCGTTATGACCGAGTAAAAGGATTTGAGGATAAGGATATTATCATAAATACTTTAGATTCCTTCTTCAAGGGTGGCGAATACATTGAAGACAGCGAGGAAGTAAGCAACACCATCTGCTATGGCATGAATGTACATCCCTCCATCATTGGTGCCGCTCCCGGCAAAGGTAAGAGTATTAACGGTACTGAAGCCCGTGAGCTGTTCATCATCGAACAAGCCTTAATGAAAATGTTTCAGGAAGCCACGCTCACTCCCCTTTATTTTGCCAAAGCCGTAAACGGATGGCCGGAAGATATCTACTTTTCCGTCACCAACTGTCAGCTTACCACGCTTGACAAAGGGACAGGAGCTACTAAAAATACAGGTTTAACCTCAGAAACAGAAGAAAAATGAATGCTATCATCCCTGACATCGACACACTCAAGAAAGTAGTCAAAATCAATGCAACACTGCCTGATGAAGCCATCAATCCGTATATTGATGATGCAATGGATATCTATCTGACGCCATACATCGGTATCAAAACCGTAGAAAAAGCACTGGCCGGAACTGATAAAAGGCTGAATGACAAAATTCTCCGCACCCTGGGGCCTCTCACCCTAATGCTTGCCACCCCGGAACTTGGCATACGTATCGGAGATAGTGGAATTACAGTCGAAAACAAACAAGGTACCTACTCGCCGGCCAATGAAGCAAAAATTGCTGCCGCTAAAGAAAGCTTCTACTTTCGTGGCATGCAGGCCCTTGATCGGCTGCTCACTTTTCTGACCGATCATCCGGAAACTTACCCCGAATACGTCGAGCACTGCAAACAAGTCACGGATTCTTCCCCATGCTTCATCCGTGATGCCAGAGAATTTCAAGATACCGGTTTAGTCAATATCGAATATTCTACCGTATCGTTCCGTATGATGCTACCTACTGTCCGGCAGTTGCAAGAACGCAATGTGCGTGAAATGCTCAAAGAAGACCTATACCAACGTCTGCTTGATGCCCATACCGCAGGGAAAGAACTGACACCTAAAGAAAAGGTACTGCTGGGGCACATACTCCGTTACCTCGCTAACAAAACCGCTGAACTCTATACATCACAGACCTCACGTGAACAGCGTACCATCAACGACACACCGGAGTTTACTCCCATTATCCGGCCCATCTACCAGGATCAGGCAGCAACCGGTAATTTTTTTGCTGATCAAGCGACCTACTACGCCGGAAAGATACAAAACTTCATTTCCGAAAATGCTGGGGAGTTAGGAGTCACACCAACCGTTACCGCTATAAACTTTAACTCCAAAGAAAAGCGAATATTCACCTCTATATCATAACAATATGCACACCATTCAGATAAATGATGATTGTTACCGAGTTCCGGAAAGCTGGGATGAACTCACCGAAAAGCAACTGAGCTACCTGGTTAATCTTACACAAAGCGATATTCCCATCGAAGAACTGAAGGTACACATGATGCTATATTGTCTCAATGCACATGTTTGTCGGTATCGGGATATCTATCGCCATCAAGTAAAGATCAGCATTGGGACTCCCGGCCATAAAATCCCTTTCCGGACACACAAGAAGAAATATTTGCTTTTTCCTGAAGAAGTCAATCGGCTGGCCGAACTTTTCAACTTTCTGTTGATGTGCGAAAAGGATACCGAAATGAAATACCATGTACATCCGGAACTCACCGTCAATCCCTATCGGGCATTCTTTTGTCGGTTCCGTAAATTCCGTGGTCCGGAAGATGCCCTGCTCGATATTCGCTTCGAACAGTTCATGCACCTGCAACACTATCTTGACGCTATGAATCTGGACCCGGAACAAATTAACCATGTTCTGGCCTGTTTATGGCACACAAGCAAAACATTCAATATCAATCGTCTGGAGAAAGATGCTTCCATTCTCAGCCATCTTCCCCACAGAGTGAAAATGATTATGTACTGGTACATTATAGGGAGCCTGGCCTATCTTGCCAATGGCTTTCCCCGTATCTTTTCCGGAAACGGAAAGAGTAATGGTCGCGTCTTTGATTCGCAAATGCGTCTTTTAGACTCCCTCGCACAGTCAGACATGACCAAAAAGCCCGAAATAAAAAAAGGATTCCTGATCGATGCCCTGTATACAATGGATGAATCTCTGAGAAAACAACAAGAGCTGAATGAAAATATGCAGAACAAATAAATATTTTCCAATAAAGTTTGTTAGTAGCAAACTTTATTGTATATTTGCATTGTCATAACAAACGCGGGTGACGTCCGCATAAGTTCTTTATATTATGGAACAATTGTTCGAAGCTATCCTCGCGATAGCAAAGCAGAACCCCGATGGGTTCACGGTTGACCTCACAACCTTAAAAAAGGTCACAAAGGGTATTTCAGTCGCCTATCTCGAGACTCAAGACAGTTTCGGAGAAGAAGGACTGAAAAGAGTTCTTAACCATTCTGAGATGCACGAAAAGAAGGTCGGCGGATGGCTGAATGAAGAGAACCAAGAGTTCTATTTTGATTCCGTCCGGATTTTCACTAACCTTGAAGAAGCCAAGCGATTCGGGCGTGAAAATAAACAGATCGCTATTTTCGACATCTCTCATATGAGACTCATCAAATTGTGATCCGGAGGGGCGAAAGCCCCTCCTTTACAACGAATAACTTTTTTTTAAATACCGATTATCAAAACGTAAATTGATGCATTATGAAGAATTTAGAAATCCTCCCTCTCTCTGCCGAGAGTAAAAAGCGTATTGAAGAGTTCGCAAGGCAGTATCAGCGATATGCCCATATCGCTATTGAGATTGTGTCTTACTCAGAAGGCCGGCTGATTGTCCGTGCCGAGCAAAAGGACTTGGTTAATGATAAGTTCCTTTCAAAGAAAGAACTGACAGAACGTGTCCGGGACATGTTCAAAGATGAAATTCCTGAAGACTGGAAACTTACTGTTTCCGCCGTAAACTTTGACCGTAAAGACATTGATGGCATCACTCTCGACTGGATCAAGAAACGGATGGAACGGCTTGGATTAAAGAATAAACATTTGAGCAACTACACCGGAATTGACAAATGTACCGTTTCTTCTATTCTTTCCGGAGACAAGGAATTGACCAAATGGCACAAAGTAGCTCTATACTACTTTTTCAAGTATTATGAAGTTGCCAATTTTTAGAAGGTGCATTTAATGATATAAAAAATAAGCTATCGGAAACCTATTAAACGTCAAATGACATTAACACAGCTAAGAGAGGGAAGCCGATACTCCCTCTCCTTTTTATTGCCAATACCAATTATCAAAACATAAATTGATGCATTATGAAGAATTTAGAAATCCTCCCTCTCCCTGCCGATATCAATCAAAATAGTTTTGCAATCATTTTCTTATCATAGAACATCAATACCAACAAATAGGTATTTTCCTATCTATCAATCTAATTCCCTCTTAATAAATAATATAGTTATAGTCTAATTTCATATTTTTGCTACACAAAAGAATGAGTGATTTAATTACCCTAATTGTAAAACTCTAAATTAGACTTATTATGAAAAAGAAATGTTTATGGAGCATTATGCTTCTATTTTGTGCTATTTTATATTCTTGTAACCAAGAAGAAATAGTAGAAAATGAACTCCCTGATTTCCCTCAACCTACCAAATCGAGAGTCGAACTCAGAACTGGCCAAATTGAAGTTGGTAATATCACACTAAGTGCTGACAGTATTATCACCCTATGTGATGATGAAAGTAATAGTATTGTTAAAAGTGCTACGAGGTCTTCTAATATATATGCAGGGAACAAAAACGGTATAGAACTATCTCTTAAAATACAAATAGGCTCAAGACTTATGCCTGGAAAAACTGATGCTCAAAAAAGACAGCGTTTAGCCAAGATGCTTGCACAGGCCTCTCAATATAGAGTCATACGTGGTGTTGTAACAGATGATGATGGTTTTGTACAATACGTACCATTAAACGCAACTATGACCATTCCTTGTACTATTACAGATAAAGACTTTAATATAAATGGTCCATTAAGGAAAACTATAGATATACTATTCCGTATTTTCAGAGTACCAGCAAACAAAGATTGTATAGAAGTGAGAATAAATGGTAGATTAATCCGCGATTTACGGGAATTTACTATAATTTGCACCCAAATAGCCTCAGGAAAATACATTTACGACTAAGATGCAATAATAAACCCAGCCATTATGCTAAAGAAAGTTTAACTTATACTGTAATTTCAAAAGCAGATTGAAAAAACTGTCTATACTACTTTTTCAAGTATTATGAAGTAGCCGGCTTTTAATAAACAAGTAGGGGTATCAGCATTGATACCCCTACTCTCTTACATATTATTTAAAATATTTTTTCCGTTTAGCCCATATGTCGTAAATGAACGGCAAAGCTACACACAATAACAAAAAGAAATCATCGTATTTCTGCACAATACCTAATTTGAACAACCCCCTAATTACAAAGTAGACAATTGGTATTAAGCATATTTTGAGAATTAATATTTTTCTATCTTTCGTCATATCAAATTCCTTCTTAGACCTCAACTAACGTCCCATCTGTTACTATCGTTCAAACATATAACGGCAGCAGCTCCAGCGACATAACCAAACGCATACTTACGGAACATACTTGCAAGACCTGATCCCATTGCTACATCTTCATTAAGAGTCAGGCGTTTCACACATGAAAACCATGATATATGCCTATATGTAACTCTGGTTTGTGGAGCGTTTAACGTATACGTTGTGTAGCGTTCATTGTCTTCTTGCCCAACAACCACCGTCTCAAACTCATTGTTTTTCGAAGTAGCGGTAATTTCATTATCTTTCACAGTTACCATCATATCAACGGTTCCGTCTTTGTCGATATCTATTCCATACGTATTGTCAGAATAGACCAGAAAAATAAAGTCATAGGATTTTCCGGATATAAAATCCTCAAAACTTACATTCTGTACCTCATTACAATTATAAGTACTGCGTGTATTTGCTGCATTTGTGACATTCATCTTTGTGATGTACACTTGAGAATCAGGTAAACTTATACTTTCTTCATTCTCATTATTGCAAGATGATAACATAAAACAGGATAAGATTCCCCAAAGCGAAACGAGTAATAAATTCTTTTTCATAATCTAAAAGGTTTAATTAAAAAATAAAAAATCACTGTTTCGCAAAACTATTGTTTTCCCATAAAAAAAGAACATATTTCATTATTTTTTTTAAGATTCACATTAAAAATACCATAAACATGGTATATATTCCATAGATTCTCTTTTATATTTCAGATTATTTTGTACTTTAGCTCTCGCCCAATGTTATATCATAACATGAATCCCTTTTCATTGCGTAATCCGTAGAATCGGATTGGAGGTCAGATATACCTTTTGGGCACGTAGTGATAAGGGATTCGCCCTTTTTAATCTATGGAAATATATGATTTTATATCTATTGACTTTGAAACCGCAAATGAATATCGCGACAGCGCATGTCAACTGGGTATAACTACTGTACAAAATGGAGCTATTAAAGATGTAAAGTCTTGGCTTATTAATCCAGAGCAATCTTTTAGTACTTTCAACACCTCTATACATGGCATAGATGAAACTATGGTACAAGGACAACCTACATTTAAAGAGCTATGGCCTGAAATCCTTCCATATTTTGGAAATGAAGAGATGGGTAATATAATTGTAGCACATAATGCAACATTTGACATAAATGTACTTTTATGTATGTTAGAAAGATACAATATAGCTCCTTTAGACGGAATCTTCCTATGCACTTTAGCTATTGCCCGAAGGACTTGGGTACAGCCTTCATATAGTCTTTCATCACTGTGCAACGCTTTCAATATTATTCCTGGGAAACATGACGCAGGTGAAGATTCAAGAGCATGTGCGGAACTCCTATTGTTAGCGGCTAAAGAAAAAGAGGTTGATCTTAGCAAGGACATTGCATGCGATAATGACTTTAATGACATCGAGAATAAATTTCAAGTTTATTTTGGAACTTTTAATTCTCAAGGATATATACCATCTACCTGTAAACGGAAGCAAAAAGCAAAATTACTGCAAGCGATAAAAGGCGATAAAAGTAAAGAAAATCCAGATTCCATCTTTTACCAAAAGCATGTTGTTTTCACAGGAACCTTATCTTCGATGAGACGATTAGAAGCTCAACAAATCATAGCTGACATAGGAGGAATCAACCAAACTGGAGTAAACAAAGAAACAGATTACCTTATTGTCGGACAACAAGACTTCAAAATCGTGGGTGAAGACGGGATGAGTAGTAAACAAGAAAAAGCGATCAAAATGATCGAAAAAGGAGCTACATTAGAAATTCTTTCTGAAAACGACTTTTTGCGCTCACTTTAATCTTATGCTATTATTATTTGCAACTTCCAAATATTATCTCCATATTTGCAGAGTCAAACAGCGGTAGGATGTTCCTACTACGTTGAGCGCGGTTAATGCTCACAATAAGATGGGCTTTTCTTATGCCCATACATTAAACCATATGTAGAAGTTTACTTATTGTAAACAAAATTCGGCTGCCTATCCCTTGTAGATTTAGCTCTTCGGAGTAGATACTACTGCTGTTTGACGACACGGGAGATGGCAGCCGTTTCTGCGTCCCGATGGTTGAGCGGTTCTCAACTAAAATGTCAAACAGCAGTAAGTATGAAAAAAAAATCCACTGGCACCCTTTTCGTGCCTCAATTCCGCACACCGGAACGCACCACAATCCCCCATCAGTCCAACTCCGCAATTGATGATTTTATCCCATCCGATTGCAAAGTTAAAACCTCCTCTGACGTTTACTATGTCAGTGCCATTGCTTGCCTTTGTGCTACGTTCATCTTTCCTCCATGTATTCTTGCAGCCATTTATTGTGTTATCAAAGCTAAGAAAGGAGGTAAACAATGATCACTACTCAAATTAACGGTATCACCCTGACGGAGAACGCTATCGAAGTCATCCACCGTATTCAAGACTGCGAACATGATTGGATGAAACGTTCTTTAGAAGAGGCTATTGATACCCTCCTTGTAATTGATACCTGTAATATAACGGACAAAGAGAGACTTAATTTGATTATGGGACTTCGTACCATTAGGAAATACATTGATGCCATTGCCGATACCAATAACAAGAAAGGAAATCAGCTATGACCCGTAATACTCGCCGTGCCAAACTCGCAGAAATACGAGCCGTTTGGCTTTTAGTTAGTGTTCGTTATACATTTAATCATTTTAAAATCAAATCACAATGAATAAAGAAAAAGCATTAGCCCTCATTGATATACTATTATCCGAAAGTACATCACCAATAGAGAAGCAACGTGCAGCCGCACAACTTCGTGAATTGATTCACATCCTGTTATCTCAGTAGCTTTCTACCTGTCCTTTATAGCCCGCTCTCTGCGGGCTATTTTTGTCTCCATAACCTAACCCCTGACTTTTATGGAGATATACAACCACTTTGAATATGGCAAAACACTTGCCATCCGCTTAAAGCCTATTGCCCACACACCCGAAAAGCCCAGATTCTTCACCGCTTTCGGACTTGAGGACTTATATAATTTTAATGAGAAACTATCATCCGTATCCGGCATGATCCTGATTGCAGTTGATGGCTGTGAGTCTGAATCAAAACGAAACGAAGCGGATGCGCTTAATAACAATGATATGTTCTCTTTCATTGTTGTACAGAACACTGTTTCTGATCGTCCGGAAACAGTCAACCAGGCAGCAAAAGAATGCAAAGCTGTCGCAAAACAAATTCGGAACTGTATCCTGCAAGACCCCGACATTTCAGAATTCATTGACGATACCATTCAATTTAATGGTATTGGTCCGATTGGTGATAATTTCTATGGTGTAGTACTGACATTCTCTTTGGCTCAACCTGAAACCTATTTCATTGATCAAACATACTGGGAGGATTAACGATGGGATATTATAAAAGATTAAGTACCTATCGTGCTGAAGTCAAACGCTATAACGCCTCCCGCCGAAAAGCCACACAGTTGACTAATGCCCCGGCATCCGGACTGATCCGCCTTGAAACCGTCTCAGAAACCGAACGCTTTTCAATGGCTCAGGATGCTGATAGACTGACTGCATATAACAAGGCCGTTGAAAAGTGGCAAGATAGTGTGGCCCGACAATTACGAGCCGGAATAGCCGGCCGCAGTATGCGAATAGCCCGCGAACTTGAGCCACGGGCCTACACCGACAAATACGGTATTATCAACCGTCTTGGTTTCTCCTTTCCTCGGCATGGAATCTACATCCACAAGGGCGCCGGCGAAGGTCAGGGTGGCTTCATCGGTTCCAAATGGAATTACCTCAAAAAAATTAATGGAGTCGAGATAGATACCGGTATTGTACGCCATACAAATCTCAAATCACTCGGACGACAGAATGAAGGCAACCGCCGGGCCTACGAATGGTTTGACCCTGTAATTCGTAACCGGATCAATGAATTAGCCGATATCGTCACCGATTATTTCGACACCATGCTGATTGATGCTACCCGAATATACATAGATAAACGAAACAGTCTCTAATATGGCAAACGACCTAAACCGCAGTATTAAACTTTATATTGATGGCTCAGAAGCCACTAATAAAATAGACCTGGTAAAAGAAAGTATTTCTCGTCTTGAAGATAAACTCAGGTCACTTACCGGAAAAGAAGTAGATTATGCAAAGCGCTCCCAGGATCTCAAAAAAGAACTGGATGCAAAAAACCGAACTCTTCAGAATTACGAGAAACAGTTAGCCGAAACAGAACGGGTTCTCAAAAGCCTCTCCGGAGCAACTTACAACGAACTCCTTGCTGTCCAGTCCCGCGTCCGGAAAGAGCTTCGTAATGCAGTGCCCGGAACGAAACAATATACTGCAGCTCTTGAGCAGAATCGGCGTGTCACCGAAGCCCTTTCCAGAGCACAAGCCGCCATGCGTGTCGAGGTAGGTGCACAAGGTAATGTCTGGTCACGTGCCTCCGGATTCATTAACAAATATATTGGTCTGATCGGTACTGTCATAGCAGCTATCACCGGAGTTTCTATGAAGCTCAACCAACTCCGAGAACAGCGAAACAAACGTGAAGAAGCAAAAGCCGATGTTGAAGCTCTTACCGGACTTTCCAAAGACGATATAAACTGGTTGGAACAGCAAGCTGTCCAGTTGTCAACGACAATGACCGAATCCGGCATTCGCATTAGACAGTCCGCAACAGAAATTCTTGATGCCTACAAATTGGTAGGCTCTGCCAAGCCCGAACTTCTTGACAACAAAGAAGCTTTGGCCGAGGTGACAAAACAGACCCTTATATTAGCTTCTGCATCAGGTATGACCCTGAAGGATGCAGTCGATGCCGTAACCCTTTCTCTTAATCAATACGGTGATGGTGCCGACCAAGCTTCACGCTATGCAAACGTCATGGCCGCCGGCTCTAAATATGGAGCGGCAGCCGGAGAGGGCGTCCCCCCAACCCGTTCC